TGGGGCTCGGAGCCAATTGAGCCGTTAATAATTTAGTGTTAGTGCAATGTCAGTAGATAATGCGGTTAAATCGAAAAGAAGTTCCTACGGTAAGAAAGTTATTATTTTTGGATTTTTGTGGAAAACATGAAATGTCTCAAGTTTTCCTATGCAATGGATAAAAGAGCTTTAGTTAAAGAGGTTCTGGTGTTCGACCAATGACTTACAGGAGATTGAATGTTTCAATCCAATCTGCATGCATGTCATCGTAGCTGTGAGCGAGGGTTGGTCGGTCCTGTTTATGCAAAACGGCATTCACGCGGGCACGGAATTCTTCAAAGAACTCACGTCCGTGGTGGAAAGCGAATCGCATCGCGTCGTCCATATTTGAGTAGAACAATTCAAATGCGTCACCATGAATGGTAACCCAGTTCGTCAGTTCACGAATCACCTTCGGAGCCATACACATGTGCCAAAACATGCGTTGGGTCTCGTCACGGCGGAAAGTGCACTTCAGAAATTGAAATGTATCCACTCCCACATATGGTAGTGGGGTCGAGTCGTCTTTGGTTGGGGGAGTACAATCATAGCCATAGAACTTGTTAATGGCAATGATGTTTGTTACATTGTAAATGTCGAGGTGGTCGTTCGAGACCGTCCCTCCTCCATCGTCACCTACAGCAACTTCGTGGGCTTGTTCTTTCTTAGCCTCACAAGTTGCGTCTTCAATCTTGCCAGCACAGAGATGTAGTTCGATCCAGTTCGCGTAATTCTGCATGTCGTGCACTCCAGTGTTGTCGTCTGAAGTTCCCTCCTTGCCAGAAGGGATTCCTTGTTGGGCACGATACACAGTATCACTAACGATATGGATCCTGTCTGTCGCTGCAAGTGTGCACGTCGAACGGATACGATCCATCTCTGTTGTGTCAGAGCCGGTCAATCCCTCGGCGTGCGATAGTACACGGTTGTCGACTTCATACTTGTCTGCGATGTCTTCTGCAGCAACATTACCATCCCAGCCTTTGAAATCTTCTTCAATGAAGGCGGTTCCAGTTTCTTGGAGGTAATTGATGAGAGCCGTTGGTTGTGATCCGTGCATATCGAGTGCGAGAGCTGAGCCGACTTCAAATCCAGCCTCAAGTTTGAATGCGCGCATTCCTGCGTACAAACGACGAGAGGTGATGAGCCAGGCGATGTTCTGAACGTTGAAGAATCGTGTTTTGTAGAGTCGTTGGAGGGAACGGCGTTCGTCCTTAAGAGTGTCCAAGTAGTAGTTGTACTTAATTTGTCCATCTTTAAGACCTTGCCAAATTTCCTCGAGGTGCCGAGTCAGTAGGGGTCCGGGTGAGTAAATGGGATTTCCGTCGGAGTTTGTACCAATTGTTTCGAAAAGGAAGGTACGACCTTTTTCACCTTGGGGGCGGAGACGTACGTATGGAAAACCAGGTGAAGTGTCCATGCGTATGGGCGGAATGTACTTTTGTCCAGGTACACCGTTTATCGCTTCGAGAACAGAGAGAGTTCGAACCGGTACACGTGCTTTGGGAAGCAGGTGGACCAATTGTTTCACTTTGTAAGCAATAACACGGCGCATAATGTGTCGGGGACGTTTGTTGGTATGTACTTCGCCAAATTTGGAAATTCCTCGCTGAATAATGTCTCCAGGCGTGCGAGGGTCGTAATCGTTGAGAATTGCGGGTTCTGTAGTGTGGGGGAAGATTTGGTCGTAAAATGGTGACGCCACAATATCGGTTCGTCGGGGTAGATTGGTTACCCACTGTTGTTTAAGCTTACCGACTATGAGGCATCGTCCATCTGGGACGAGTCGTAGCGTATGGTCAATCGGGAGATCTTCTGGATAGCAGTCAAAAACTTTATCACACATCGTTTCTATTTGATGGGTTTCACATTGTCCCACGAGCGTACCAACCGGAATGAACCGATCGATCTGTTCGCGAAAAATTGGGAAAGCCATTGCGGTATTGGTGTTATCGTACGATGCGAAATGGAAGCCTACAAGCTTACGTTGGAGTGCATTGCTTTTGCAGATCAGAGGTGACCCACAAGTGCCAGCATCCACATCAGCCTGATACTGCCATGCCATCACGACGGCCGTGATTGAAGTGCCGTTTGCTTGCTTGGTTTTAACTGTCCGGTCCACAACCATTGTGATGCGTCCCACGTCGTGAACGTGGAAAGACGAAGTCAGTTTGGATTTCACGTGCAATTTCCCTGGTTGTTGAAGTACCATGTCGTATTCCGTTTGTGAAGGTACGTGTGCACGTATGTCAGCGAAGGAGGGAAGTGTTTTATGTTGATGGAAGTTGATGAACACCACTTCGTTGGTGTATGAAGCGTCTCCGATGCGCACGGGTTTGTCGTAGTGCACGTCCTTGTCGATGTTGATGTAGCTGTGGAAATTTTGTCCTTTGTGGTTGATGGTGCAAGCCGTTTCGCCACTCAGGTGGGTGAACATGTGAGCAACAGTGATGCACCACTTTCCAGCGAGAAAAATACCACGAACACTTTGATTGCCGATCATGATGGTAACACAGTTTCGTTCAATGACTGGTGCGATGGCGAGATACTGATTGTCATCACTTGCTTCTCCAGTCGCGGGTGTCGTTTCTTTCTTTCCGAAGAGAGATGGGAATGAAGCAAGGAATCCGACAGGCGCGGCTCTTTCTTTGCGCACAATTGCTTCGGCTTCACTTTCCCCTCGGATCTTGGTGCGTTTCTTGAACTTTTCTCTGCCGGTGCCGCCGCTTGAAGCCACCACTTCACCAACAAGAACGTCTACTTCTGAATCAACGGTGTCGGGTTCTTGAGGTGGTGTGTCAATTTGGAGTGCTTGAGTTTGCGCTTTGATTTTGGAATAACATTTTCTGCACAAAAGGCGGTACGTATGAGTCTTGGGTGTGCGTGCGTGACGATGTTTGAAGATGAGTCGGCAAGTTTCACACTGGTGATGATGTTCATATTTACAGCCGTCGTCGGGGAGTCCGAGATGATCACGACCGAGAATGGGGAGTGTCTTATTTTCGGTTTCATCTAATTCACCTTGAAGATATGCTTGTTGTTCGGGATCAGCCGTATCTTTTGCGACTTTCTTCGTTGTCATCCATTTAACTGCTCGATACATCAGGTAACCACAAACCAAGAAACAACCAACTTTGATGAGTTGGTGCATCTCCGGGAGTGTGCGTTCTGTAATGCAGGTGTAGATGAGTTTAGCAGTGTAGATGAGACCTGTTCGAATCAAGTTGAAGGTTTCGTAGAGAATGCGCTGAATCACACACCATGGAGTCATGATTACTTCGGTTCCGAGTCGTATTCCTTCCATTACCAAACCATGGTGGTCCGGCAAAATTCTGTTGTTGATGTTACGCATGATTCGGGAAAAATAGCCGAGTTTGAGATTGTGTCCGGTAAGATTGTAGAGTGAATATCCAATGCAGCCCATGAAGTATGCCACGTGTCCGACGCAAAGTACTTGATCTTTGTAAGTTTCTGCTTCTTCCGCCCGTTTTTCATAATACGCCATCGCCTGTCGAGCAATGAGAATATCATGCCAAATGGAGTCGGAATTGTCGACGAAGTAGAGATTACGAGCGTTGCGGAAATGTTTGACTGCGTCGCGGTATCGTTTTGTAGCTCTGTCGAGAAAATCTCGTTCTGCGGGGCATACCAATTGCGTTGGTTCGTCGGGCACATCGCGGATGTAGTGTCCAACTCGTCCTGCCGTCAATGTGGCCAGTAAATCTGCTGTTTCTTGCGTGAGTGTAAACACAGAGTCGAGAGGGTCGTCGTGATCGTATGGAGAGCAGCGGGCGATGAAGTCATGCACTGCAGGTTCAACGTGATAAGCGACATCGAAGGGAGTTCCGAGGACGTTGGTTTCATCATCAGGAGTTGTGGCGGAGGATGATGAATCTGAAGGTGGATCGATCACCGAGAAATCTGAATCACTCGATTCTCTTTCCATTTCGCCAACAGCGTGGAGATTGGGATCTGAATCGAACTCCTCTTCGTACTCGTCCTCGTATTCGGCGTACTCTTCCTCACTCAATTCAATGGTGTGTGGTTGTTTTAGGACTGGAGCATGGGTGTATCGAAAATCTTCTGGAGCAGGGTGTTCAGTGGGGACTTTGTAATCGACTGGTTCGTGACCCACCGGAATCTCATCGAAATCACGAATGTTGGGATCGTCATCAGTTGGAGCGTTCGCGAACAATTCGGAGATAATCTGGAAAACTTTGAGACGAGATCGAGTGTCGGCTTTGTACATGTACAGTGGTTGAAAATCAGTTTCTGGGGAAACTCGTCGCACGAGCTGATGTTGAACTTTTAAGTATTGCGAATAATCGACGGCGAGTTTGACACATAGTTCAGCAAACGTGAAGGGCCCAGCGAGTGGTGGTGCAGTGGCGTGTACAGGATCCCGAATGTAAAACGTAAAATGAGATTGATCCAGTTCTTGATGTTTGTTTGATGTGACGCACTCAACAAGCACGTTGCGACGGCGCTTGTAAGCCTCCTTGCATTTCAATGATGTTGGTTCAGGATGGGGAACGTTGGTAGTAGTGAGTAAACCTCGCGACGAGAAAACGCAGCCTTTCGTTTCGAGATGAGCCATGGGGAGAACCTTGGGTACATTTGATTTGATGGTGATCATTTCTGCCGCGAGTTCCTCAGTGTCTTGTTGATCGATGTCGTCAATTCCAACAAATTCTTGGCTGCGGTAATTGTCCCAGTGATCCATTCCGGGAGTGCGAGGATAGTACAGATCAGTTGAAGGGATGTTTTGAGATCGGCCCAACACGTAGGCGACGTTCGACATGAGATACGATTTACCGACACCACTACCGCCATAGAACGATATGTGGAACGGGTCAATGCGCACAGATGATGAGTCAACGAGTGAAATGATGCGTGCACGGAGTTCCTTGACAAGAAAACCGACACGATTGCACACTTGGGCATGTTTTCGTGCAATGTCAGGATCACTCGTGTAACTTAACATCTTGCAGTAAGCGTCATCGATGTTCACAACTCGCTTTCGTAGTTTGGCGTCGCGGAAAATTTTGACAATTTGGGTCACGGGGAACAATTCGGCGGCTTCTTCTGTAACTATCTGAGCTAGCTTAAGAAATTCCTTTTCACGAAGTGCAGAGTGTGTACGGGGGTTAACGGGAAAAAATTTTGCGATACATTTAACTACCCAACCATTGATTTTGTCAAAGAGCTTAAGAATGGACTCCATACCACGATCGATAGAATTAACTTGTCGAGCGCGTTCTGAGATCCAATCCCAGACTGTGGGCATCTTCTTCTTATCAATATGCATACCTCCTGTGAACGCGAAAGAAGCGAATAGTACAATAACCGACACGAGCGAAGCAACCAATGGTAGATTGTCTAACAATGATTCCCCCACAGCGTGCCCCTGTTGATGTTCAGGCGGGGACTGCAGAGTAGTTCGGCTTTTGAAGAAAGAGAGTATGAGATTAACGAGACGGCGGGTGAGACCGAATGCGACGCCAAGTTTGGCGAGCATCCCAATCCACTTCGCGAGAGATCGAATTGTGACGCACTCAATAGCGTCGATGAGAAGAATTTGGACTAATTTAGAAGTGTCTGAATCGGATCCGAATAGGGTAGTAAGAATGCCTTGTGAATTGAACTTTTCCTTGACATCCGTCATGGTATTATGGACGTCATCAGCAATATCGTGGAATCGAGAAGCAGTTTTGCGAATAGAAGCTGACGTAGTACGAATGTCGTTCTTGGTCTCACGAAGCCACGCCCTTCCATCACCACGCATAAGATCATTGAGATCATCCAAAGAGTTCTTGACATCATGCGTAGCGCCATTAATGTTGGTGAGAGTTTCGTAGACTGGCGCAGGAATAAGACGAGATGGGGTAAGGCGCGGGGAACGAGAGTCAGAAGAATGAGATTCGAGTTCTAAAAACTCCTCTTCGTCATCGTCAGACAAAGGGCTTGAAGAATTGGAAGCGTTAGTAGACATTCGAACGTGAGATTCGGTGTTTAAGGGAGATTGCCTTTTCTTGGGATTCAAAGCTTCAGCGAGTCGTTTTGCTGAGAAGAAAGGTTTGCGTTTTGGCTTGTCTTGTGAGAAATTCATCTGTCCAATTGCGTGTTCATGTTGGCGTTTTTGCTCTTGCACTTCCAGACGCAATTCAGCAATGCGGGAAGCAAGATTTTCCGCCGTTCGTGTTTGCTTGAAATCTGCTGGTGTTGTGCGTTCCTCTGCAGGATCTGAAGTGACATCAGGCTCGCGTTCTGCTGGAGTGGGAATTCCGGCCCATGAATGGTAACAAAAACCGGGTCCTGCGCGAACGTAAAAATCAACTCCGTCGAGAATACCATCTGGCAATAGAGCAGCAACTCCGATAGAAGACAAATTGCATTTGATAATTTGTGCATCATAGTAACCAATACGGTTTACGCACATTGTGCCTCGGTGGTTGGGGCACATGTCCATAAGTACAGTAGCACCTTCTGCAGCGGAAATGCGAATGCCTCCTGATAAATACGTAGGAACGCCGGCAGTCGTGAAAACGCCAGTCACGTTGAAATGGTTGACAGGATCGACGATAGGAGATACGTCATGCATCAAGGCTTGTACCTTTCCACTTGTAAACACAAAACATCCTGCGAACAATCGAAAACTATCCACAGTTTCATCAGTGCGATTTTGGAATGAGAAGCGACTAAAATTAGGATCAATGTCAGTGGGAAGAAGAGTACGATGTGGTCGTTCAAGAACCTGAAGCAAGGATGTAAAAGGCTCATACATGGCGATGGGATCGAAATGGGAACTTGGTTCCCCGAGCATTGGACACGGGGTTTCTGCTTTATCATGAAGTGCTGTCAAATTACCTGTTTGGCCAACGAGATTCACCGAGTTGAGAATCACACCTTCAGTGTTTCCGAAGACTGTAGCGTTAGTGGTTGGAAGATATTGAGGTTGGTTGGTAATCCATCCATTCACGATGTAGAGTCGATTTCCCTGCCACCCACCTCCGCCCGAACCCGTCCAAGCAACTTTAAAATCAGGGCCAGCGGAGTAAACACCATCGGGAGCGAAAGAAGGGGTGACAGTACCAACTTGTGAGATGAAGAAGATGGTGGAGGAGAAGACACGAATCTGAAAACCATCGGGAACTTGAAGCGCGTAATTAGTGACCGCTGAGAGCAATTCCGGACGACGAATGGTATAGGTCTGGAAACCTGGTCCTGCGGACTTCCACAAGACACCGTCAATCACTGGCTGCATGGACGAATTGGTTTGTAGTTTCGTGTGCACAATGATGTAAACGTGGGTACCATAAGTCGGCAAGTCGATACCGGGGTCTGATGAAATTTCATTTACGGGAGAGGTTCCCATGTAAGCCACATCGAAATCCAGCGTAGAGTCTTCCTTAAGATCAATAATGAGATGGGTGAAGGAGAGATAATTGTCTGCAGTAATGAAATGACCTCGAGGAACAGCGACAATGGCAAGCTTCCCAGTGTGAAAAATGGATTTGGCCCAATCAAGTTGATAATGAATGGCACCATTCCAGCGTGTTGCGAATCGGGAGAAGTAAGCGATGGGGGTCGTAGTGGTGGTGTAGTTTTGGGGATTGATGGGCATTACTTTTTCATCGTAGAGAATCGTTCCGGGAGGATTTTGAACACCCCACGAAAACAAGGCTTGAATTCCGGGTCGTTCCATGAGTGTGCGAACATCCATTGAATCTTCTGTAGTTTGAATGGCATGCGTTGGTTGAGATCCGCCAACAACATTAACAAGAACGTTGGTACCAGGTTCGTAATTTGCAAATGCATTAGAACGTGGATAGTATACCACAGAGGCTTCCTTTTCGAATTCCATCTGACCCACCGCGGGCGCAGGATTAGTAAGATAG